TATTGTTGCGCCAGAAGTAATATCAACATCACTGCCCGCATCAATTGTTGCTTTTCCACCAGCCAGAACATCAACATCACTGCCCGCATCAATTGTTGCTTTTCCACCAGCCAGAACATCAACATCGTTGCCCGCATCAATTGTTGCTTTTCCACCAGACAGAACATTAACATCGCTGGTTGCGTCGATCGTAGCAATTCCACCAGAAATTATATCAACATTATTGCCTGCTTCTATCTCTACAAAGCCGTTTAAAACTCTTAATCGGTAGTTACCGGGTATGTTAAGTACGTTGGTAGTCATTTATAATTCCTCATACGTATTTATTTTTTTAATGAACTCTTAATTCAACAGCATCAATTAACATGCTGCATTTGTGAGGCCAATTTGGATGACTTTTAAATCTTAAAACTATACCGAATGATGATTGCAATACATCATTACTATTCAATGTAGTGCCCCATAGAGTAGTTTCATTTCCATATAATTTATTAGGTAATAAATCTAAAGTTCCTAAATTTTCTCCTATAATCTCATCATTTAAACTTAATTGAATAGTATCATCTGTTATTCTTCCGAATCTATTTGACGTTAATTTTAATTCAATTCCACTGATAGTAGAAGGAACATTGATAAAATTAAATCCTGTACATTTTAAAAAATAAGTTTTTTCTAAAATATCATGCCGCGGATCTCTTGCAATGTGGATTAAATCTCTATTAGTCTTCGTTGATTTTCCATTAAATGTTTTTACATTTTCTAAATTTTGCCAAGATACATGAGAGTTTTCTGCACCAGTTTCAGAAAATTGATTTATAATAGTAGGTAGTGCCCAATTTGATGCCATAACATTATTTACCTATAAACATAAAAGGGGACCTAGGCCCCCTTTTAATTCGATGAATACTTATTATTGATTATCGATTGTCAATAACAACTACACCAGCAGATGCTGAATCAATAGTCCATCCAGCAGCTGAATTTGTACTAAATGCAAATGAACCATTTACTGTTCTTTGCACTAACACTGCACGACGTGCTGTTAATTTCTTAACAAAGTATGTGCTGCCGTTTGCATCAGTTGCACCAATAAACATTTGACCAGCAATCAGTGTGCTGGTTGTAACTAATGTGCAATGCCCAAGGCCTTGTGCTGTTTGCACACGATACTCTTTGCTTCCGACTTGCTCTTGAATATTTGCAGTTACTGCACTCGAACCTGTTGTTAAGAACGCAGTTGCAAAAATGTTATCAGTAACAACAGTAGTTAATGTAGCAGTTGCACTACCGATAGTAGTCATATTAGTACCGGTAAATGTTACGCTAGGTGCACTGGTATATCCGCTACCTGCTGTAAGAACAGTTACACTAGTTACAGTATTACCTGGTTTAACTACGCTACCTGTTGCAGTAACTCCACCCGGAATTTGCGGTGCTTCGAATATCACTGTAACAGTTAATGTAGAAACTGGATTAGTATCAATCGTTACTAAGCTTACACCTTCACCACCAGTGCCAGAGCCTTTAGCAGTACCAAAAAATCTTGATTTAATAGGACGTCCCATTTGTTTTCTCCTTTAAAAATGTGACCGTTCTAGGGTCATACGCGGTTGGGTTTCCGCATAATAATCTAGACACTGTATTTATAGGATATTGTATGTTTATTTGAAAGGCAAGAAAAAACCCGCCGAAGCGGGTTAGAGAAGTAATTGAGATAGAAGAGCATCTATAGTAGATTCCATTTTTCGAAGTTTATTGTCTAATTCGATAATATCAGGATCTAATCTATCAAGTAGGTTACTTTGATGAAAATGATGTATTCTATTTTTAAAATCTTCGATATTTCTCAATGCCTTTTGATTTCGTGCCGGAGTTTTTAATTTAATTAAGACCAATAGCAAATTAATTAAAAATTGATATTCTGTTTCAAAATTAATATTAATGTCGGATATACCAATAACTATTTTATTTTTATCAGTTATTTCAAATATTCTCACCGAGACTCCTTCTATATTCTAATTCTTTGTTAGCATTTTCTATCTGTAATTGTATATCCTTAATATTGTTATTAGAGCCAATATTTAACTCTTTTAAAAAAGATAATAACTCAGAGCTCAATGTCTTTTCGTTGTTTTTTAATTCTGATATAGATTTGGACATTATTATTCCTTTTTGTATTTACAGTTATCACCGTGCCAGCGAGGATATGTGTTTACTGATATTAGTTTTTGGCAGTGGGGGCAAAGGAGTTTTTCACGAGTCTTACCTAGATTGGCTTGGCCACGTCTAAGTTTTTCTTCTTCAGTTTGTTTGCGGCCGCGGATTCGATCACCTATCTTTTTACGAGTTTCTTCTGATAAAGATCCATTAAATTTAGGCTGTTTACTTTTGTGATTACGCGATAAGTTATTTTTCCACTCTTCACTAAATGGATCTCGAGTACGCCCAGTCTGTGCCGCAAGCTGTCTAGCCTTTTCTTCAGGAGGTTGAATTCTTCCTGTGTTTAATTTAGAAATATATTGACTGTATTCTTCTCGTAATGTTTCATATATTCTAGAAGTAATTTTTGATTCATATCTTTTCTGATGAGGACTTTCTGCCCGCATCATATACATAGCATTAATCATTTTGCCACGTTCTTCGCCAGTATATATTTTAGTCAGTAACCAGTGACACACAAAATGCTCTCTAGCTGTTAGTCTAACTAAATTATCTTCGCTATCTAATCCGCCTAAACTACGTGGAAGTATATGGTGCGTTTCAGTATATCCGTTTGTTATTCTTTGTTTAGCTGTAGCTACTATATTTTGATACCACTTTTCATATTTGTTCATATGTTTATTTATGTTAGTTAGCTTTACATTATACAGTTTTTAGAAAATAAAGTCGACAAAAAACCTGCCGGAGCAGGTTTTTGTTTGTTGCTTTGTTTTGCTTTCTGATTACTTGAAAGAAACGTTTGCCGAAGTAATGGCCACTTTTCCTAGATAATCTGCGGCATTACCGAGGCTCGATGCGGTGTTGGTCAATTCGACGTAACCATATCTCGTCAAGAAGCCAACTACTGGCTCGAATGTTGCTGGATCTAGAACAACGCCAGAGCTCATTAGAGGAATATATGGGCAATAGAACGCAGCAGCATCTGCTTCGCTTGTACCCTTATAGCCGATTAGAACTTGGTTATTGTCGCTTGTATCGCTTAGATATGCATCTACATAGATACGCATTGCGCCATTCAATGTACCAACAAACTTAGTATTTGTAGGTGCTTCGAATGTACCTTCTGTTGTGCGAGCAAAAGCAGAAGTTGTAGCGCTCTGTAGGATTGTTAGAGCTTGGTTAGAAACAACAGCCCAGTTACCAGAACCACGACGTGTACGCTGAGCAATTAAGTTGCTTACACGGTTAATTTGGATAGCTAGAGCAGCGTGCTCATCACCGACGAATGTAGCTGTACCAGAAACTAATGACTGGTCATATGTTTCTTCTACGCTAGCTAAACTACGTAGAGAAGCTAGGATCTCTTGGTCGATTTCAGCTGTAATTTCTTGAGCTAAAGCGGCCATGATTTCTGCTTCGATATCAATACCTTGTTGTGCTTGTGCATCTTGTGCAGCCTCGAATGTCCAACGAGCAGATAGCTTGCGGCTCTTTGCTTCAACTGGTGTCTTCAAGATCTGGATGCTCATACGCTTGCCAGGTGTACCTTCTAGCTGGCTTGTTACAGCAGCTTTAGCAGTAGCGTCAACGTTGTTACCAGAGTAAGCGGCAGCAATCTTGAATGGGCTTAGGGCCTCTTCACCTGCTACAACGCCGTCTCCGCTATCAGCGTAGCGAACACGTAGAGTATGGATTTGTGCTACTGGGCCAGTCATTGGCTGAACGCCGATGATTTCGTTAGCGATAACGGTTGGCATAACACGACGAATAACTGGAAGAATAACGCGATTTAATGTAGCGATATTACCAGTGCTGGTTGCACCTGCTGTTGCGGACTCTGCCAAGTAACGACGTGTATTTTCTAAGCATACGCCCATAGAAGCACGACGGTTACCTTGTAGGCCTTCAAGCAGAGCGTCTTTGGTCTCTGACCATCTTTCATTTAAAAGTTGTGACATTTTTTGTTGTCTCCTTGAATATTATTTTAGACCCGCTAATTTGCGGATATCTAAGATGTTGTCTAAGCCTACCTCTGGCTTGGTTTCACGATCGCCTGTTACGGCGGTACTTTCAGTTAGAGTAGCTTTTTTAGCCACTCTCATGGTTTCGCCTTCCATTACTGCGGGTAGGTATTTGTCAAATGCTGCTGAAAGTTTTTGAGTTTGTACACTCTCTAGTAATTCTTTCATTAGCCCTCTTTTTTCGGCACCCAACGGTGCCAATAGTTCAGCCATAACGTGTTTACGCTCCATTAGATCCTTAGTAACACGTATTTCACGTTGTACTGATTCAACTAATGATGCTTTTTCATTTACAGTCTGTTTGGCTTCTGCTAATTCTTGCTCTTTCTTTTCGATAATCTTTAACAATTTACTTGTTTCAGATTTTTCGTTTAAGTAAGAACCGGCAAACTCTTGTGCAAATGCTTCATAAATCCTGCGTCCGAAATCATTATTACGACTGCTATCAATATCTTCTTTCAATTGTTTGATTTCAGATGTTAATTTTTGTGTAATAGTGTTTTCAACTATTTGAGCAGAATGCTTAATAAAGCTTTGCTTAATACTTTGGAATTTTGCGTTAGCTTCACGAACTAACTTAACTTTAGTTTCAGCTAGATCTTTTTTATCTTTAGCAAATTCTCCAATTTCTTGTGATAAAGCATGAACAACAAAGTGTTCTAGCTTTCCGAAATTTTCCCAAACTTTCTTACGATCGTTTTGGAATTCTACTAATTCTCTGCCTAATTGGTTGATTACAAAACCTTCTAGTTTCTTAGCATCTTCAGATATCTTTGTACGATATGCTGCTTGTGCTTCGGCTAGAGCTTTTTTGTCTTCGTGCAATTCGGCCATCTCTGCGGCCAATCTGTCGCTTAACATCTTGTCGATTGCTTCTACCATGATAGCTTTATCATGTGTATACTTTTGTGCAAATTCTTCACGAAGTTCAGCGGTAACTTGGTCGCGATTCTCTTGTAATTTTTTAGTAAAAGCAGTTTCGATCTCAGATTTTACTTCTTCTGACATCATGCCACTTTCAACTAATTGTTTGAATGCGTCCAACATTTACTTTTCTCCTCGGGCTTATTTTAGACCTTTGATGATCTGAAGGAGACTTTCCTTCAAATATTTTTGGGCCTTTGGATCTTCTTTTACTTCACTAGCAACTCTAAATGCTTTGCTTCCGCCTCTAATGTTCATGAGATGTTCATAAACAGGAGTAGGATAAGCACCCGGAGCGCTAGGTTGTGCAACTACATCCACAGTAATAATTTCGAAATCAGATACTCGGCCGCTTAAATCGTCAACGTTGCCGCTGCCGCGTGAGCTAACACCAAGTTTTACACCGCTTTCGAGCATTGTGCGGATTAAGTTACCCATTGGGGTAGGAAGAATTTTCATCTTCCCATAACCATTAGGACCTTCCATCCACATATTAGTAATCATATGTGAGACTCGGTCCAAGTTAACTTTTAAATCATCAGGATGATCTACTTCACCTAAAACTGAATAACCGTTTTGTAATTGATCGTTAAGTGTTTTAACTGCACGTTCAATTTCATCAACCGGGTATACACGACCGTTGGCATTTCGAATCCCACCTTGAATGGCAATACCTTTAAGATAAAGATTTTTGCCATCCTTGTCGTCTGATTCTAAAACAATACCAGATTGATCAAAACTTAGATGTTCTCTTAGATAAGCTAGTTTCATCCTGTTTCTCTAATTATTTGCTATATGGCTTTAAGAATTGCTTAACAGCAGGTGTACTGGTTTGACCAGCTTTGTCACCTGTTCCAGAACCTACTGGACCTGGACCGGCACCCTTCTTTTCAGGACCGTGGCCACCTTTAACATTACTTAAAGTTTTAACACCGGATTTTTTACCGTCAACATTGTTAATGCCGCTGGCAAACTTTTCGCCGGAAGTTGGGTTAATACCTTTTGTAACTTTACCTGGGCTTGTGCCTGTATTGGTTTGACCTTCTGTAGCACCTTGATTTAAGTTTCTACCGTTTACTCCAGCAGGGCCTGGCTTGTTTGCACCACTAGCAATAGGGCTTTTACCTTCATTAGGAGCACTTTCTGTGTCACCTGTACCAGCACCTACATGTTGCTTTTGGCCTTTCATAGAACCACTTTTTTCCCAGTCATTTCCAACTTTTTCAACATACTCACGTGTCATACGCTTTTTGCTTTCCATTGGCATTCCCATTTTTAATTCGTCTGGTTCCATGTCAGAATCCATATCTGGACCCATATCCGGACCCATATCGGAATCAAACTCGTCGCCGGAATCCATTCCAACATTACCTTCAAGCTTGTCTAATGCAGCTTGTAATTGTTCGATTGCATCACGAATATCATACTCAACTTCGTCGTCTCCTGACATTTTTCCGCCCATGTCATCATCGGCAGATACGTCTGTTTCGAGATCATCAGTTTCTTCTTCGCCTGATGGATCGATTGGCATTTCGTCATCGTCGCCGTCCATCATGTATGAATCTTCTAACTCAATAGATTCATCCATATCTCCTTCATCAGCAGACTCTTCCATATCTTCGTCAGTTGACTCTTCCATATCTTCGTCAGTTGACTCTTCCATATCTTCGTTGTCAGCTGCTTCTTGAGCAATTAGATTTTCATAAATATTTCTAGACTTTTCGACAACGATTTCATGAAATAGCTCATTAGCTTTATCCATTTCTTCGTTAACAATTAGGTCTAGAAGTTGTTCAAACTTTGTAGACATTGCAAATTTCTCCTTAATTGGTAGCGGCAAGGCTTTGTGATTATATTTAAAGACTTTTTAAAAAAGTATACCGAAAATAGGCCAAAACGAGGCGTTTTTAACCTAAAAAATAATTTTTTATTAAATTTTATACAGCAGCGGCTTCGGGTGGGGGTGCTGCATACATTTTTCTAACTAAACCGAGATCTTCTTTTTTCTCTTTTTCCCTGCTATCTCCTGCTTTTCTTAAATCATTTAACATACGAAGGGTTAATTTTACTTTTCTCGTATCACCTTTATGAATAATACTAGTATCTTTATCAGAGTCATAACGAAAATCGTCAGTCATATCTGCTCGATTTTTGTCAAAATAAATAAATTCTCTTAGTAACATAATATTATATTTATGTAGCAGGCGGTGTTTCAGCAGCGGGCATTCCGCCAGCTTGTTCTTGTCCCGGTTCGGGTGCAGGTGGAGTAGTTGCACCACCTATGGCACTAAGGTCAGTTGCCATTCCATTTGCTGTAACACCGACACTTCTTAACTCTGCACTTGCACTTAATTCTGTATCTGCATCAATGTTTTCTTCTCGCCATGATGTTTCATTTTCTGCAACTTCTTCTGCACTTAATCCTAAGAATCTCTTTAATGCAAATCGTTTACTAATAAAAGGAATTTGAACAACTGAACTAAATGTTGTTACTCTAGCAGTATCCATTTCACTTTGACGATACGCAGCAAAATTTTGTGGAGGATTAAATTTAATATCAAAAATATTATTATCAATATTAATACCTTTATTATTTAGATAAGCTTTAAATTCAACATCAAAGTGTTCATTTAATATTGATTGCAGTCTTTCACAATATTTGTTAAATCGTAATTCTTGAATGTATGCTGTTCCAACTCTACCATCATTGAAGTTGCTTCCTCCGTCGTCAGATCCAGTAGGGAGGTAGCTACTAGGTATCCGCAAAGCCCTAAACAACTTATTAGTAAAATACTTAAGATCATCAATTTCCCCTAAGTTAGTTCCGCCTGGTAAAACTTCAACTTTACTTCCTCTTCCTTCAGCAGTCTGTGGGAAGAAATAGTCTTCATTTATAGATAATGGATTATATCCTGCATCAATAACCGTTTGCCCGCCACCAGTTACACTTGGAATTCTACGTTGATTAACTTCATTTTTAACACGCTCAACAAAGCTCATAGCTAAGTGACTAGGCATATTACCAACATCGATATAAAATACACGACGTTCTGGTGCACGTTGAATACGATATATAATAATCGCATCTTCAAGAAGTTCTTTTTGTTTATATACTTTAAAAATACTTTCTAACAAGCTGGTTCCAAATGGAAAGTTGTTATCTAATCCTTCACTTAAGCTTAAATGAATTACATGTTTTGCATCAATTGCATATTGATTTTCGGATTTTTGAAATCTACCACCTGTAATGTTGCTAGGATATGATCCTGTCATACCTCTACTCATACCAACACCGGCATTGTTTCCAGCATAACCGCTTGCATATTGGCTGCCACCACCAGTAACATTACTAGGATTAATTTGTGTAGCGGCTAATGTTTCTAAGTTAGGATTCCAATCTCTAATAATATATTGTTCGGGTTTTTTACCTTCACTTTCGTTAACAATAATTTTGTCAACTTTAGCTGGATCAATATACATCCAAGATTGTGTTTCTGGATCACGTATAAAAAATACATCTCCATACTTAAAAGTATTACGAACAACTTTAAACATTCTTGTATGAAATTTGTTTAATTTTGTCCATTGTTGCAAGAACTTTTTAATAATTTTTATTTCTGTACTAGTTGCTTGCTCTTTAAAAAATACCTGAAATGGAGTCCCGTTTTCTTCATTTTCCTGTGTGCAAAATTCAGCAAGTATATCTAATGCAGCATTAACTTCACTATCACTATCCATAGTATCATATTGACCATAACGTTCTAAACGATTAGGATGCCCGGAATAAACATCGGGTAGATAGCTTGCATAATTTCTATGGCTAGGATTGGCATCTAAGCCCATTGAACTCATCGATCCGTTGATAGGGCTCAGTGCGCCTGAAGTATTAACTAGGGTGAAGTACTTTTTCCAACTCATAATTTAAAATTTGAACAAATCTCCGCTCAATCCTTTAGTTGCATCAACATTCTTTTTGGCATAATCAGCTGTTTCTTTCATATACCTGAGCATTTCTATTGTGTTCTTATTTAACGTTTCTAGTTCAGTTCTTAAACTTTCTAAATGCCTCAACGGAACAATAGCTTCGGATCCTGCTTCTCCTGCAAGAATATTAGTAGGTTGTGTAACAATACCACCAGCAGCCATCTTTTTTTCTTCACCTACATTGCCAAATAGTTTACCCCAATTTTGGTAAAGCCCGTATCCTGCTCCTGCTACGCCGCCTACTCCTGCACCTATAGCGGTGCCTACACCCGGAACAATACTGCCTAGCATAGCACCTAACCCTGCAAAAGTAGCTGCCTGACTTGCAATGTCTAACCCTGTTGCAGCATTTTCTTTTTCATTTTTTCTAGCATAATCTGCGGCTGCACCAAGAGCAAGTCCGCCCACAACACCACCAATGCCTCCTTTAAGTGCTCCTGCTAGTCGGCCGCCCCTTCCGGTTCCTGCGCCTCCGCCTGCGCCACCAGGTGGGGGATTTTGTCCTAAAGCAGAAGTTGCGGCATCAGTAGCACGTTTCATTTTTTGATAAGCAAGGTACGCTAACCCAGTTACAATAATAGT